CCACTGGTCAATTCGGGGTCACGCAGCAATTCTCGCAGACCGGGGGCACGGTGTCGGTGGGTGGCAATATGATGATCAGCCAGCACAGTGGTGATCTATATCTGGGCAATCTGACGGTAGGCAATTTGCAAACGCCCAGCAGTCTAACGGTCAGCACTCAAGGGGGCAACATTGACCTGGGGACGACCACTGTTTACGGTAATCTGACGGGCACCTCGAATGGTGGCAACATGACCCAGACGGGTCCGCTGATCGTTTATGGCGACACCAACCTCAACAGTACTGGTGGTAGCCCGCAGAATCAAAACGGTGATATCACACTGACCAATGCGGGCAACAACTTTGGCGGCACGGTATCTATGACCGGTGCAGATGTGGCGGTGGTGGATAGCACACCTCTGAATCTGGGAACCGTATCGAGTACAGGTAACCTCAGCGTGACCGGTACCGGAGGCCTGAGCCTGGGTACAACCAGCGTGGGCGGCAGCCTGACCGCAGTCAGCGGCAATGGCGACATCACGCAGACGGGCGTGTTGCAGGTGACAGGCAACAGCACCCTGACTGCGGGCTCGGGTGACATCACACTGACCAATGCAGGAAACAACTTTGTGGGTGTGGTGGCCAGTAGCGGTAACGATCTCGTCTTGACCGACGGCACGGGTGGTATTGTGCTGGGTGCCACCAACGCCACAGGCTCTCTGCGAGTGGCCAGCCCTGGCGGTGCGATATCGCAACCGCAGCCCTATATAAGTAGTAATCGTATCCAAGTCGCAGGCAACGCAGACTTCACATCGAGTGCGACAAGCATGTTGTTAGATCCGAACAATGGCTATGGTGGTGTAGTGACACAGAATGGTGTTCCTATACGAGCAACTGCACCAGTGTTCAGTTCTGCGCCTACGCTTACACCAACCTCTACCCAAGTGCTCAGTGTTGCTCCCACGCCTATACCCACACTGGCCTCAACTATCACATCAGACCCAACTCCTAACGTGATTGAGAGTAGGAACACGGTTGCCAGTGCGACGATCGTGATAAACACTTCGAGTGCTGCCAACTATCCAGGCAATAGTCCTGCGTTGCTTCCAGTGGCCGGTTTGGCGGGTAATGCAGGAGCAAACGGGATTAGTGGCTCGATGCTTTCATCAAGTTCGAGCTCAAGCGCTGTATCTAACGTCACCACGAGCATTACCTCGATTGAAGCATCCGGCACTGCCTCGACATTAACATCAAGTGTTGGAACAAGCGCTGGAGTAACCAACGATCTGGGCGGTGCTCCTGCTGGCCAAGGTATTAACCGTACGCTGAACTCAACGGTGTCGAACTTGCGAGTGGATCTGGTTAAACCAATCGCCTTGACTGAATCGGGTCTGGTACGTGTGGATGTGCCAAAAGGAAATAACGTTGGCTTTACATTTGATTTGCCGACAGAGATTAAGCAGGAGATCATTAACGTTAGCGCCACACCGCGCGCGCTCCAGTTAGACGGTCTAGCTTTGCCAAGCTGGCTGAAGTTTGACAGCAGCACATTGCGCTTTACCGCAGTCGGTGTTCCTGAAGGTGCGCTGCCTTTTACTGCTCAGGTTGTGACCGGGTCACGGAAAGTGGTGGTAGAAATTACTGAGTTTATGCAGTGAAATTAATATGTGTCAGAGGACTAAAGTCCCGCCATATCTGCAGCCATACCAATACGATTAGAACGAATCGTTTGATGAACAACTCAATCACTTAGCCGTTTGCTTCTTGTTTAGTCTCTATCGGAGTTGAAGATACATGAGATATTCGCTGGCAGTGAGAGAGTTTTCATGAACAAATCCTTCAAACATTCAGTGCATAGGACTGAGAGGCTATGTCTTTTAAAAAGATATTGTCAACCTCTAAAGTAAGAAAAGTAAGAAAATAACATGGGAAATCATTCCAACATGTTGATCATATGAAGAGAATAAGTTGTTGGGAAAAAGATGTCAGGCTAAATTTGAATTGAATTTTTGACGTAGGCTTATCTCTGCTCGCCGTCTAGCGGACCCCACTTTTAAAAAGATAAACAGCACATGTTTACCAAAAAAAACTTTTATAGAAAAAGATTTTTTAATTGCAAAGTCGTGACTGACTTGTACAAAAAAGCTTCGTATGCATTAAGCGTATTTTTTTTGATGTGTACAACGGCTTTTGCCGATTGTTCGACAGTAGCTGGCGTGGTCACCTGTACTGGCTCTCCTGATGGAATTAATGGAGCTGGATCATGGGCGCTTGGAATTCCACCAGTTTCAAAGACATTTATTAATAACGGAACGTTAAATCCAGACGCAAGTGTGACTGGCATTATGTTTTTTGGTGATGGTTGGAACATCACAAATAACGGGATATTGTCTAAGAATAGCGATGATGGAACTATTCTTATAAGGATGGCTAGCAATGCTACCGTCCAATCAACGCTCACAAATTCTGCCAATGCTTCGATAATTTCTTCGAGCGGTATAGGCGCAATGGTTTTGGGATATGGCGGAAGCTACACAAATAATTTGCGAATTGTTAACAATGGTTTGATCTCTCAGCCAACAGCATCAAATACAGCTACGTACCCTGGCGCCATTTATATCGGCGATGCAAGCAGAGCTATTTCAATTTTTAATTCCGAAACAGGGTCAATCATTGGCGGAAATGGCTCATCAAATTTTCATGCGGCAATCTCGAACTCAGGACAAATACAAACACTCAGGAACGCAGGTTTAATTCAAGGAAATGGCCCTTCAGCGGCAGGTATTATTGATATTAATGGTTCGATCGGCGAATTTTTAAATCTAGGCACAATCTCTGCGAATGGTGGGATTTCGCCAGTTGCAGTTAATCTGTTAAGTACCAACATAACAAGATTTGAGAACCTCTCTAATGGGGTTATCAGATCAACAGGGTCCTCTTCATCTGAGGCACTACGGTTACGTGGTGCCCAAATTAAGACTTTACAAAATTTTGGCGAGATTTCTGCCGGTGGAAATGTCATCACTCTTGATTCCACAGCTTCGATAAGTACATTTACCAACACTGGTTCAATACAAACTACTGGTACAAATCGATACGGCATTCAGAATTCGGGCGCAATTACAACTCTAAACAATAGCCAAGTCTATTTAACCTACCAGGGCAACTTGCCGTCTAATTACAATATCAAGGTCAATAGCCCTAACAGTTACGGTCAACTAATAACAACTTCGCCAGCTGGCGCTACAAATTTTGGTATCTATCAAACATCAAAGCTCTCTCCGAATACCGTTTATACCAACGTAATTACTGGCGTGACCGCTGCAAATTTCACAAACGGATCTGTTCCAGTAGGACGATTTGGTACTGGCGCCATGGTGACTACGATTCAATGGTACTTGACCAACAGAGGAACGAATTGGGATTTAGTTACTCAACCTTCACCCACTCAAAGTGTCGATCCAGTTGTACCCGGAGGCGGTACTCCTGTAGCGCAACCCGTTCAAAGCACAAATCCGGTTGTACAAAAAAGTAACTCTGCTACATCTGTTGCTAATGCAATAGCTAATTCGGCCGTTATTGCATCAAATGGTGGCGCTGATCCGACACTAAAAACTGGAACGTCCATTTCAACTGCTGTGCAAACTTTGACAGCTTTTCAAGTTGATGAGCTCACCAATGTACACGCTGAAGGTTACTCCTCAAATATGACGATTGGCCTAGAGCAAATGAAAACGGTCGCTAATACAGTCATGGATCGAATTCACAAGCCCATTTCAAATAGCAGTACTACCTCTACATCGTATGCCCTAGATGCGGGTCGCTACCTGTGGGCCGACGTTGCTGGATTTAATGGAACAGTTAAGAGCTATAACGGACTGGCAGGTTTCGGATATCACTCTTATTACGGCGTGGTGGGTTTGGATTTATTCAGAAATGAATCTGGTGGTCTTGGCTTATACGCGGGTGCGGGCAATTCTTCTATGAATCAAAGTGCACAGGTATCTCAGACGTTTAACAATAATGTCGGCTATGTCGGTCTGTACGGCGGAATGTATCTTGGTGATACCGTTAAGCTATCCGGTGCGCTGGGTTATTCCTTTGGTAACACCAGTGCAGCACGTAACAACCCAAATATCGGGGACTTTACGGGAGGCAATGCGACCGATAAATATTCAAGCAATGGTGCATATGTCGCGCTCAAACTGTCGCATAGCATGCTTGTTGGTGACAGTTTCACACTCACCCCATTTATCGGTGGCTCATATTCGCAACTGAACACGGGTGCTGTGAATGAAACGGGTGGGGGCGACTTCAACTATTCTATTAATGCAGCCAAGTCATACCAGGCCATCACATTTGCGGGCGCTGAGTTTATTCAGCCCCTAAAGCAAATAGGGGCTGGATCATTATCGTTAGTTGGATTTTATCGGTTCTCGTATAACTGGTCGGCAAATACTGACTCAGCACATACGGTGACAGCGACCAGTTCTGCGTTCGGCACATTTAATCAAACGGGTGCCAATATGGGTCCCGTGAGCAATATATTTGGACTGGGCTTGCAAGGTCAATTAGCTAAGGATCTATCGTTCCGTCTAGGCGCGATAGCTTCAATTAATACAAACGGTACACAATACGGTGGTGGTGGTGAGCTGCGGTTGCGATTCTAAGAAAAATGAGAACTTTATCAAGTGAATTCATTCTGATAGTGATCTTCGATTGTTCGATCAATTGGCTGATCAGCTCTTGTCCTCTGGTTATTCAAACCGTCCTATAACTAGACACTATAGGTTTCGTCCGTTCAAAAGGACGTTTTCAACGTGTGGACCTTAACTGTTAAGTTAGGTCAAGTCTGTCGCCGAGTTAAGCCTAGAAATGCACCGATACCAACATTGTTACGCCTGATAACCGACTCAATAACTTAGCTCGTGCTGTGCGGGCTACGTCGGACTTCATCAATCTATGAGCTGCAAATACTGCTGCGATATCGACTAGCGACTCGTTTAGACTCATGTGATTTTGGATCAAAAAACTTTCACGTTCAGATCGACTTGGGAAGGTCTGATTTAGCCATGACTCAAATGGCTTGTCGCTCTTTTCAATATTTTGTTTGACCTGAAGTAATTGCAGTCGAGACGGCTGCAGCTGATGGTGACTATTTTGTTGTCTTGTGCGGTCATCTTGACGATCACCAGTTGGCTGGAGTTGACCACCACTTAGGTGGGTAAGAGCTTGGCACTGGCCTGCACGCGGTTGACGCAGGTCTCGAAGCCCACCGTGGCCTCTTGCGTGTTTGCGAATGCGTTGGTGCTGATGGCCAAGGCTGCGATGCTGATAATGGTCTTGAAATTCATTTCGTTTCCTGGGATGCTTGATTGCTGTCCATGGGTGTTATCTGTTCGGATTGTAAAGCGCAACCACGCGGCAATTGCACCGTACTTGATTACTATCAGCATGATGGCTAGCGTCATCACAAAGTTGTTGTTGCTCATGAAGCTCGTGACCTTATGTTTTTGAATTTCTTTTTCACACACCAAACCAGCTTAGCGCGTAACATCCCGGCAGACTAGCAGCACGAATATCGCTTTTAATAAAATCGGAGACATCACCATGAGAACGCGGGTGCCTTATGAATGAGTTTTTTCACGATGACGAGAAGCTTCAAGAGTTGGTGCGCCTTGCGACAGACTACTCCTCAACAACCCACCACTTCCTACTGGTCCTGGGTGAATGTAATGAATTACCTCTGAGCGTCATTTCGCAGTTCACTGATGAGTATCAAACCCTGCCCAATACAGTCCAGCATCGCAGGCATGCTGTTTCCTTAAATGCACCCTCTCAGATCATTCCAGAAATCGTGAAGGCGCTCGCTCTGCGAAATGTAGCTGTTTATCAGGTAGTGCTGCTGTCCGAGTAGGGTTGCTCAGCAACTTATCGCATTCATTCAGGCTGCTGGAAAGGCACTTCCCAAGGATAAAGCGGTACGAACATCTGGGGCAATAAAACTGCTTGATGATCTTACGATGAGATTCAACTTTTTGGGTACTGGCTGAAACGCGCAGCAAAGTGTTCCAAACCACGTAACGTTAGCCTACGCTGACTTCTACATTCAATCCTGTCCTACCCAAAGGAATATCCATGAATAAGTTATTTGCTGAAGCTATAGGAACTTTCTGGCTGGTATTGGGAGGCTGCGGCAGTGCGGTGATAGCAACAGCGTTTCCACAAGTAGGCATTGGCCTGATGGGGGTCTCGCTGGCCTTTGGTCTGACGGCGCTGGCTATGGCTAATGTGATTGGGCACATCTCGGGTTGCCACCTGAACCCGGCAGTCTCCATCGGCCTGTGGGTCGGGGGCCGATTTGCTGGCCGTGATCTACCCACCTAAATTACGGCACAAGTGCTGACCGCATAGCTCTACTTCTAGGTCCCCGTAAAAAGGGGAAGATTACCGTTTGCCTCACCAAGAAAAGCTAAAACCACCTCCGGGTGGTTTTTTCATTGATGGAGCAATGTCGTTTTAAACGACATTGTTAACGATCTTTAGTATTATTTAGATCATGGAAGTGGCCAACAAAATCTTTTTTATCGTTTTTGCTCTCATTACCTTCGCTATTTTACTGAGCGCAATTCCACAATTTCAGGCTCCAAGGTCGGACTGGCCCAGTACCTATTGGCCATTGAGTACCTGTTTTTACACCCTTAGTTGCTTAAGCTTTGGGATTGCCTTATGGGTTAATAAGTTTCTCTTAACGATAGGCAATACCTCGCTATTAATGTCGTCTCTGGCCCTTGTGTTTTTATACCGCTCTTTGGGCGAAAAGCCGTTTAATAAAACACAAACCCTTCTGCTTTGGTTGATCCCTCTAGGCGTTGCCATTCTGTATGAGCCATTAAGAGTGGCCCCAGATACATTTCTTCAGCGAGTCGCCTTAATAACAATTACTCAAGAAATCTTAATTTCCTGGCAATTATGGGAATTAATAAAATTGTATAAAAAAGATCGCCCAAGCATTGTGGGTTGGATTATCTTTTTAACTACATTGACGCTGGCGGGTAATGTCTTTAGGACTTATCGGATTCTGACAGGCGATGGCCCAACCAATATCTTCATCTATACCGAAGATGCCTTTGCCTTAGGGCTCAGATGGGTTACCTATGCATCTAACATCATGACCTTTGTCGCGTTGGGAATGTTTTATTTTCAAAGACGGCTCTTAAAAGAAAACGAAATCAGTAACGCCCTGGAAAGATCCAAGCAGGAGAATGAAAAAATTACTGAGCTCTTAAAAGAAAAAGAGCGGCTTATCTATAGCTTGATGAAAGCAAATAAGACTGCGGCCACTGGCGCATTATCAGCATCGATTGCTCATGAGCTTAATCAACCTCTAGGCGCATCTCATCTCAATATCCAATTTCTCAAAATGAAATTAGAAAAGGGTGTTATCAATCCTGAGTTGGGTAAAGAAATTTTAGATTCTCTGGAGCAGGACAATAAGAGGGCGGCAACAATTGTCAGATCTCTCAGGTCAATATTTACTGAGAGTGAGTCTAATGCTCAAGAAGTTCAATTGAGTGATTTGATAGCAAAAGTTCTAGATATTACTAAACCTGATCTTAAGAACAAGAGCATCCAAATTCAATTACGGGTCGATGATGATTTAGTGATCAGAGTTAACCCCTCTGAAATCGAACAAGTCATATTAAATTTGCTCAATAACGCAATTCAAGCCTTGGCGAATTCAGCAACACTCCAGCGCCGCATTGCTATAGAGGCCAGAAAGGCAGATAAGTTTGCTCAACTAAGTATTTCTGATAATGGTTCTGGGGTTCCTCCTGAATTTAAACCCTACCTTTTTGAGCTATTGAGTACAACTAAGCAAACGGGGATGGGCCTGGGCCTATGGCTTTGCAAGCATGTTGTCACTAGATATGGCGGCTCCATCCATCACGAAGATCCCGAAGGGGGTGGTGCTAAGTTTGTGATGGAGCTACCTTCAGCAGTCTAGCTTTAACTCTTAGTGTCTTTTTAAACGACATTACGAGACACTATGGTGTTTGACTTGAGCAGGAATGGCAACACATAGTGTGCGTTTAAATCATGCGCACAGGACGTTTGATGGCGTGAGACGAGGCTCGCGCATCCCAGCTGACGAAACCGTTGCGCTGTCATTTACCAACAATCGCATCATGTTTGCTTGCACATTCTGTATAACGAATGACTAGTTTTAAATAGCTTTGCATCAAATCATCCCACGACATTGAGGTAATGTTATCGAGCGCTGGGCATTGGTTGGTTATGTTTGCTGGAATTGGCGGTCGTGATGGCTGCATTGAGCTCGCGCAGCCTGTCAGCATCAATAATGCAATCGCCGGGCAGAGGTTTTTCAATAACGACACGGTTATACCTTTCGATGATTTTGGGTTGAGCCTCGCGTAGTGTTGATAGCTGCGCTTCGAGGTTTTGGGATAAACCTTGCAATCGGATTGACTCTGATTGAAAGGATTCGAGATCGGCAAGGTGACGAATGTTTTCTGCGGCTTGGTAGCCCACGTGGAATTGATACTTTCCATAGCTCCACAGTCCTACCATGCCACTAGCCATGGCCATGGCGATAAGTACATATCGGTGAGCGAGTAGATCAATCATTTGACCTCCTTCTGCCAATGATCATCGACTACCGCTCCACCAATGTAGGCAGTTACGACCATCCCAACAAAAACATAAAAGGGTGGTGCAATCTGTCCGAGTTGAGCGGATTCAGTGACGAGTATTAGTAGTGGAAAAAGGAGTCCCGCAAGCATAGAGAGCCAGGCCATCTTTCGGCGATTACGCCAACGATCTGAGCGATTAGTCATGAGTTGTCATCCGCATTTAGTTATCCTCTGCTGCATAAAGCAGATTTTCGGCTCCCCGATTTGTCCAGCCCCGACCATAAATATCGAACTTTTGAAGGGATGCCCAAAACTTCAAGCGATGGGCCAGAAAACGTAGCAACACATCATTTGGATCCATGTGGTTTAGTGCCGCTTGAGATATCACTCCCCACTCTCCATCATCAGCTACCTTCACCGCGCGCTGTAAAAAGCGAATCGCGTTACTTCGACCGTGATTGACAGATGCATCGAACAGTTGAAATTTGACCGCTGGATGTGCCTCGCCACAAACATCCCAAAAGTCTCGCTGATAAATGGCCTTTGCCTCATCAAGAGTGAGATTCTTGATGTCGAGATAGCCGTAGGAACTTGCGGCAATTCCAAACTTGGTGCCTTTTAATAGCCCAATGCCAGGTGCCCCTCCTGTCCAATTGCCCGAGTCGCGTGGGTCATCGCTGTAACCCCCCTCGTGTGAGATCAAGCGATCAAATGCATCGTTGAAAGTAATCATCTTTTCCAGAACTCATTCCAAAGCACTGCAACGGCTGAGCACACGCCTGTAATCCATAGGATAGGCTTAGCAATCTTGCCCAGTACTTCAAGTGCAATAAATGCCCCTTTTGCAGCAGAAAAGGCGGCGGTGACTTCCTTTGTGTTCTCATCGATGCGATCGATCTTGTCTTCAACGCAGACGAGCCGTTCGTAGATTTCTTTATGGGTGATTTCTTCGTCCATGATGTTCCTTAGCCGTTATGTATTTCTTAATCGATATGTGCAGACGTAAAAAAGCCGCCTTCTGGCGGCTAATTGAGGTAGATGAAATGGGAAGTGTTTTTAAGGGCGTTTTTCGTTTAATCAAAATACAACTGGCATTGGTGTCCAGGTCGATTCTGAGTCATCTTCAGGTAACTGCGAGCCACCAGCGTATCCCGTTTGCCAGACTTGACCGTCATCCATGAGTAACGCGATACCTTGCTGACTACCAGTACCTAGTGCGCAGATGTCAGTCACCAGTCGATTGCCTGTCAGCATCGTGTTCACTGAGTATCTGTTGTTCGTGTCACCGACGCCTAGCGCACCGTTGCCGTTATATCCCCAGACTCTAACTTGACCGTTGGTGAGTAGTGCGGCTCCAAAGTTGTACGTGCCAGAGCCTCCACGGATTGCTTTAACCAGGGTTCCACCAAGCGGGATCTGGGTAAAGGTGGCTGTCGTTGTGCCGGGTGGTGAGACGCCATTGGCCCAGTAATCTCCGTAACCACATGCCCAGAGCGTGTTGTCTGTTTTCTTGATGTAGGTCACGGGATAGTCGTAACCTCCAAGGTAGGCATCTGTAACGCCCGTGCCCACAGCCATGACAGGGGTTAACTGTTGTGTGTAATTACCATTACCCAGCTGGCCGTATTGGTTCGTACCCCATGCATGCAAATTGCCCAGGCTATCCAGGGCCATGGCATGAAGGTAGCCAGCAAAAACTTTGACGATCGTTTTTCCGCTTAACGAGCCGCCAGTGCGAGGCATGGCAATCGTAGTATTGGTTGTAGTGCCATCTCCAAGTTGGCCATCCCCGTTATATCCCCATGAGTAAAGTGTGCCGTCATTTTTAACGGCATAGCAAGACAAATAAGCTTCGCGTCCAGCGGCGATTTGGGTGATGCCGGAGAGCACGGGCAATTGCACAAAGCGGGATCGATAGGTGGTATCACCGTGGCCTAGTTGTCCGTACCCGTTGTATCCACAGGAATGAACAGTGCCGTCACTACACAGCACTAAAGAGCTATTGGCATTTTGTTCACCGCAGGCAAGTGCCACTTGGATGACCGTCTTGCCATAAATGGAGTTGGCAGAATCTACACTTGCGTTAAACGGCACGCGTTGCACGGTTGTGTTGCCATTGGCGCATTGACCGTAATCGTTGTAACCCCAGATCCAGAGTTGACCGTTATTGTCGATGCAGTAGGTATGCGTCTGTGCTGTGAAGTAAAGTTTAGAAGCCCCCGGAAACCCGGGAGGAAAAGCCGCACGCGCAGGGTAGGAGCGTGAATATTCTGTGCCGTCTCCAATCCTAAAATTTGAATTCTGTCCCCAGGCACGCACACTGCCATCGGTCATGATGACGCCCATCGTGCGGTACAGGTTCGATTGAGTGTTCGCCGTGTTTTCCGGAAACCTTAAAGCCTTGGTGCCGGATCGGATTTCAGGGGTTGCCCAGACGGGCAGTCCCGTAGGACCCACTGTCAGCACTTGACCGAGTGCGCCTGCAGGAAGCGCCACCAGTCCCGTGCCATTGTTATAAATAATTTGCCCAGAGCTATTTGAAATCCCGGTAGTTCCCTGCGCAAAGAGATCCCAGGCGGCTGAGGCATCTGTAGGTGTCACGCCCATGGTGTTATCTAGTACGCAAACAAAACTGTCGCCGTTATAAGAAACCACGTCTTGCTTCATGTAGGTGCTGCTGGCGTTATAGGTCGATCGCCACGTAAAGGCGATTTTGCCAAGCGAGATGGTTGTCATGTCTTGATTCCTTTAAAAAATGACAGGTGAGGGGGCAAAACGACTCTCTTGATCGTCATCCCCGTCCATGGAGTGCGCACCGTACCCGTTGACCATGACTTGACCATCGGAGGTCAGACAATAAAGAGCGCCCGAGCCTGCACCGAAATAGCCCGAGACACTAAAGTCAACGACTGTTTTATCCAGGAGCAAAAAGGCGTTGGGCGCATTCGGTGTGAGGTTGTTTCCATTACCGACCTGGCCTGATCCTCCAAATCCCCAGACCACGACTTTGCCATCGCTTCGCAAAGCCACCGCAGTCTGATAAGTGGAGTAGCCGTAGAGGCGCAGCTTGGTGACATTGGTGAGGAAACTTCCACCGAGTGTTTCCCAGGTATTTCGGGAGACGCCGGAGCTGCCACCAATATATTGACCGTTGTATCCGGTCCATTTCACTGTCCCGTCATTCATGAGCGCAAGACTCATGTGGTAGCCCGCAGCTACAGCTTGAGCATCTTTGACGCCATCCAGGCACTTGATTGGGAAAATCGTGTTGCCTTGAAACGATGCAGGACCATAGCCAATCCCAAATCCGTCTCCGACATATCCGCCCTGATCGCCCCACATCCAGAGCTCACCGTTATCGAGCACCGCGCCATAGCGGCGATAAGTCCCTGCACCTTCCCAGGTGCCAGGGGTTTCGCAAGAAAAGATCTTTTTGACCGTCTTGTTCCAACCCCAAGGCATGACGGGCTGGTGAGTAGAGGAGTTGGATGTGAGCAATGAGGAGTTAGTCTCTCCCGCAGCATACAAAATTCCATTCGTTCCAATTAAAAACGAGGCTGCATAAATTCCACCTGTGACATAGATGTCTTTGATGGGAGTGGTGACAGACAAGGGAACAAGCTTAGGTGCGTTTTGGTTTGTGCTATTGCCATTGCCGAGCTGGCCATATTGGTTGTAGCCCCAGGAGTAGACGCGTCCCTGGTTATCTAGCAACCAGACCGATGGGTAGCCGTGATAGCACCGACCGACATAAATCTTTTTAACTATCGTGCTTGATCCCAGATCTCCATTGCCATTAATTCTTTGTGGCACCGGAATGTAGCTCGTAGTATTGCGCCCAGACATCGTGTCACCCTGATTGGAGCCGGAGTGCCAGACTGCACCAGTTGCATCGAGGTAGTAGGTGTCGTTAAAGGCCGAGATCACTTGCGTGATCCGAGGTGTGCCTGGAGGAAACGCCACCGAAGTGGGAAAGGTATAGTTCCAGGCAGGGTCTCCCCCATAGATACCAGTGCCTGTTTGCCCGTATTGGCGCAAGCCAATCATCCGAACTGATCCATCGCTCATGATGAATCCCATGTAGTAGTTTGTGACCGCATTCCCTGAGCAACTAGATCTTTCAGTGGACATGAGCCCAGTGGCAATTGTGCCGTTTCTGCCACCCATGAAGCGAAACTCCATCCCGCTTGCGCCATTGGAGTGCAGCACCATATTGGCAAGCCCCCCAACTGAGACGCCTCCCGTTAAAACGTGACCAGCGAGCACCGCATCTTGTTGTCCAAGCGCAAAAGGAGTCGGCACACCATTACGTATGACGTAAGCTCCCCCATCTTTGTAGACCACATCATTATTCAGGTAGCTTAAGTATGGGGAGTACACCCCCTTCCAGCGATAGCCCAGATTGTTGATATCAATATTCATAGGGCAATTACCAGTTCGTTGTTGTTAATTGAAAAGGTCAGGTTTTCACCAATAAACCAGCTCACAAAGTCAGTGGCCGCAAAGCCACCGGTTTTGGCATCCGTAAACATGAGTTCAGAGCTGTCAGCGGAAAGGGCAAAGCCATATAGCCTTGGCAAGGCGGCAGACTCAAAGAGTGCGTAGCCCGTCTCGCCTGCGTTGACCTTTAAAACTTTGAGAGCTTGCCCAATGAGTGAAGATGGCATGTGCGTGGCACTCACGGCCGAGGCGGCTTCAAGGACGCTTAAGGCGGCCGCCACCTCACTTGAATGGGCGTTTGCAGCACTTTGGGCGGCTTGAGTCGCGTTGGTTTGTGCGCTCGCCGCACTTGCTGTGGCGCTAGTCGCTTTGGTGGTCGCTAGGGTTGCGCTCGCAGCCGAGGCAGTTGCACTGGCGTTAGCGTTTGTGGCACTTGTTGCGGCAGCCGATTGACTTGCTGACGCTGCTGTTGAAGCGGTATCAACCAAATCTGCTACATCGTTTGTCTCTGAAACAAAGGCATCCAGTGCACCAATGAGGGCAAATGCCTTACGGTTAAATTCCGATGCCCCATCGGTTGGAAGGGGTGCTGAGGGTAGAGGGGTAATGGCCATCAGGTCAATCCTTCAATTTCTAATTCAAAATCCGCATAGTCCGGGTAACTAATGAGCGCTTCAAAGTTCTTGTAAAACCCGAATAGCGTGGTGGACTCGTATTCAGTGCTACCAATCCATAAGCAGGGCGTGGCTCGAATCTCGGTTAAAAAAAGTTGAAACGCATCGACTTCACTTTTCTCAATGAGTAGATTGAAGTTGGCACGCTTGGCAAAGGCTCGGCGCACAAGAATCGTGTCCCCGAAATCGTTTGTTTCTTTTCGCGAGTAATCCTGAATGCCCACTCGCGCACCAAGCTGCACCCCCAAACCAAACGATCGCTCCTGTCCAATCAGAAGAACGCCCACAGAAAGGTCTGCACCTCCCAGCAACTCGAACTTAATGATGCCATCCCCATAGGAGGGCAAATCTGTTTGAATGTTTTGAGTTGGTACGGTACGCGCGCTATAGAACCAGCTCCACCAGTCTGAACCTGTGGGCAGTGCCGAGAGGTCAATCGTCTTGGCGTAGACGATTTCTAATGCGCCAGAAATCGCGCTATACATCGTGACGTTGATCTCAGTCGCGTTGTTCAAATTCAGCGCGGCAATCGTATTAATCACCTGTCCTGGCTCCAGGACATAGGTGATGTTGTTAGGTTGTGCAGTTGAGGTACTGACCGAGGTATCAAATAATGCCCATCTGTTTGTGGGCGATACCTCAATCCACCAGAGCGATTCAGTTAACGGATTCTTGTTTAAGTTCGCAGCCTTTAGACTTTCATATACCTTGTGCGTGCTTGTGAGCATGACTCGTGCACCCAGCGCATAGGTCGTGGCAGCGCTCCACGCAGGATGATCTGATTCAGGGACGTTAGTTACTGGCCCCGCAGTAGAACCACCACTCTCCGATACATGCACCATCGCATCGGTGATCTTGATCGGATTGACGATGACTAGCGCATTAGGATCGGAGCTCATGCGGTGACCACCCTTTGCTCTGGCATCCCATCACCATCCCAGCGCTCAAGCAGGCGGGTCATTCTGGCTTGAAGCTGAACTACGGATCGAGCCTGCGCCCGATTGTCTTCTCGCAAACTACGCAATTCTTCAGCGATTTTGTTACCGCCAGATAAAAGGCCACTGGTTTGCTCAGAGTTGTAGACCATGCCAGGGTTCTTGAAATTAATTAATTCAGGGCCTTGTTCACCCACCATGGCTAGGCCCCCGGGGTAATAACCTCCAGAAGCAAAGCCACGAGCCTGGTATTCTTGGCTGCCTAAAATGCCTTGTTGCACTTCGGCAAGGCTTAATCCACTCCCCGTCCAACTTGCAAGACCTCCTGAGTCCGGTTCCCGACCCAGTAGATCCCGATACATTTGGGCAATCGAGGATTCCCGTGAGCTCGTTGTTGGGTTGCTCGATGGGTTGCTAGATGAGTTGCTTGCGGCTCGTTCTGCTGCAATGGATACACCGAGCACAGCCATCGCCTGAGCGACAGACATGACTGAGTTATTCACACCACGCAGTTCATTGATCTGAAGCTGTGCGTATTGAAGCTGCGAGTCATAATAGGCGCGGGTGCGCTCGACATCGGCGTCATACTGAGCTTGCGCCTGAATGACCTGCGCATCGAGCGCGGCGAGTTGCTTCTCGGCAATCGCGACTTGTTGCTGAGCAAAGGACATTTGCTCAGATCCAATGTCTTGTAAGGATTGAAGATCGACTGCAACTTGAATGTTGGCCTTACGCATTTCAAAGGCAGAGTCAAAGTTATCAGACGAAAGTCCAGCCATGGCCGCATCGATTGCATCCGACAGAGCAGACTGATCGGGCAGATACCCTGTGGTCTTGGCAACTTCAAGCGCCTGGGTAATAAATGCGGCTCCCTGGGCTGGCGTCTGTCCGAGTCCCGCGCCTTGTAACAGCGTCTTGATCTTGCCGCCAAGCAGATCAAATAGACCCTGTAGAGACGAAATGCTTTCAGTTGCGACTTGCTTGGCCGCATCGGCCGCTTTTTTCTGGGCATCCAGATTTTTATTTAAAGCATCAAAACTGTCTGATAGTTGTTTAAGCGATGCCTCGAGCTCATTGCTAATCGCACTTTGCACTCCCGCAAAGGCCTGATCGGTCATGCTCGAGAGTTGCTCAAGCGAAATGACGGAATTCTTAATCGCCTGCGTGACCGTCTCAATGGCTGCAGACTGAGCGCTGCTGGCCACGGCCTGTTTACTGCTTTCCTGGGCTGCCTTGATGGCTTGCTGGGCAAGTTGGTCGCTCGCAGTTACGAGCTCATTAAACGAGGGAGCGAGCTGTAAAAGGTTTGCCAGGAGCTGATCATTGCCTGCGGCTCTGGCAGATTCAACAAGCGAGCGAAACGCTTGTTTACTTTGCGGAAGTGTAAATCCGAGTTGAGCAAAAACTTTAGTGAGCTGCTCGGTCGTCTTGGCCACACGCTCTTGCGTACTATAAAAGTTCTGATAGTAGTAATCGGTCGATTTGATGAATTGATCCACACCACCAAACATCTCAACGAGCTTACTTGCTGCATCTGCGCCATAAACGCTTGCCTGCATGAGGCTAATGTTCAAAGTGTCAAAGACACCGTTAACCGTTTGTAAGCTTGTCGCAAGTCGGGTGAGGGTCGCACCCGCTTGTTCGCCTTCGCGCTGAACTGCACCGATCTCACTTGTCGCTGAGGACGCTAATGCGTTGCCGTAAGCGGCAATGATTTCATCAATTTTCTTTTGCGCATCCTGGGGCGAGAGATCTTTGAGGCTTTGCTTAACCTCAAAAGTAAAGTCGGAAATGTTTTGAGCAGGCAGTTTTAGGATATCTGCATATTGCTTGACCTTTAATGCTGTCATGCCTACGGCAGAATCAAAATACTTCTGGATTTTTGCATCCACCTGGGTGATTTCAGTGCCGCTATCCCCGCCACTAAACCATCCACCCGCTTTACTCCATTCCTCATAGGCATCGATCGTGGTTTTCATGGCGTTAAAGCGCACACTAATACCGGTGTCTTCGACCTGCTTTTTGCCTGTTCCAAACGCGGCGTTAACTAGACCGCCTACAACGCCACCAATCGCAGCCCCCAGAGGGCCACCAACCATGGCACCAATTGCGGTACCTGTTCCCACAGAGAGCAAAGAACTTCCACCCACTGATTTACCACCCGAGATCAGGTTCCCAAGGCCAAGCCCGGCACCAATCCCACCAACGTAGGAGGCAACCGTTCCGATCGTTCCTGCGGCTTGCATGATGGACATGCCTGCGCTTTGCATGGCACCTCCCGCTTCGGCTGTCATAAAGGCCGTGGCGCCCACATCAGATACGAAGTTGGTCACTGTTGCGCCCAGACTGGTAAAGCCACCCGTGACCATGTCATAAGCGGTCTTTAAACCATTGGCGGCATTCATGAGTCCGAGCGAATTCGAGACAGAGCCACCAGAGGCCACGCCTTCTGCGCCACTCCCTGTTGCTCCTGAGGCTAAAGCGCTTGCAGTAAACGCCCCAACAAAGCCCGTAATAATGGGCTGCAAGAGTGGGCGCAAGACCATGGTTTTAAACATATTTACCAGAAACTCTTTAGCCGAGAGACCTCCTTGCATGAGCGCATCGGTCAGACTTTGTCCGATCTGGTTATTAATACCTTTAATCTCATCAGCAAAATCCTGCTCTGCTTTAAGGCGGTCTGCATTAGCTTTTTCTTCGGCCTTTTTACGCTCATCCTCGATCTTCTTGTTGCTGTCGATAATCGACTGCATGGTTTGCTGATCAAGTAGGGCAGCCGTATGCGCATCGGCATACTTTGCCCACTCGTCCGATCCTTCTTTGATCCCTGCGTTCTGAAGCTTTTGCAGAAAGACAGCTTGCTCTTTCTGCACGTTATTCATGCCGAGAGCTTCGGTATCGAATTTAAGCTGAGCAATCTCATCTTCGATCGCCTTGATGTTGCGCAGCCGCTCTTCAGCCACGCGTTTTGCTTCACTTTCCGCTTGTTTGGCTGCTGCCTGCGCTTCTTGTTCGGCTTTAATTCGCTCACGTGTGGCATCGTTTTGTGCAACGATGGCTTCAATCTTAGGCAGATACTCATCCATAGCAGAGGAGCCCGCCCGAATGCCAATTTCTTCCAGTTTGCGCAGTGCAATGGATTTTTCCCGCTCGCCATTGGTCATGCCCATCAGAAGCGACTCATGCTCCATATTGGAGATGAGCTCATCAGCAGATAGTTTCATCTTGTTATAGGCCGCGACATGAGCGTCCGTTGCCGTACTCGCTTCTTTTGATGCCTTGGCTTGCGCGGTGATTTCCTGATTCAGTCTGAATTGAGAAAACTCGAGCTTTTTCTTAACCGTGGCCAGAGCCTCCTCCAGCGCACGGGTATCAGAGTTCGATTGGTTGTATTTATCAATCTTTTCTTGAAGGTAATTGACTTCCTCGGTATAGCTTTTGACCCCATCTTCAAGCGTGCCAAAGGGGTTCATAGTGCCAAAGGTCAGTAGTGCATTCCAGAAGCCTCCTGCAATGCGTGTTGCCGCAGACATTTCCTCCATGGAATCAACGATTGAGGATAAGAAGGGGCCTGCCAGAGTGAGTGCTGCTCCCTGAGAGCGTAGAGCCAAAATATCCAGCTGATCGTTAAATCGCGCAGCATTGTCGATGACTTCAGGCGTCACACCGGAAAGATTAATGCCCTCATCGATTAAGCGCTGAATTCCATCTGCACCCTCTGCAAGAAGAGGCGCCACACCTTGCCAGGATTTACCCAACGCATCGGCTGCAAGTGCTGCGCGCTGCTGAGGATCCTCGGTCTTGGCAAAAACGGCTGCCAACTCCTTAAATGCTTCGACCGGATCCTTGGCACTAATGCCGAGTGCTTCGTATTTCGTTGCATTGCCCCCAATGGAGACAGAGAGCTTATTGATCGCACTTGCCGTATCTTCAAGCGTGATCCCCGAGAGCTTTGCTGCATACTGCAAACCAAAGAGAGTGGTGCCCGCAATGCCAGAAGCATGGCTTAAGTCATTGATCTTGTCTGCCGCATCAATCGCACCCTTAATCCAGTTTGCAATCCCCATGACAGAAAAGCCAATACCGATCGCACCAAGTGCCTTGGTGGCAAGCTCAGTGCTTTTACGGATATCGGCCATGGCCCGATCAACGGTCTTGCGGGCCGCTTCCATGTCAGTCTTCAGGCGTGCAACATCGGCGGCCATCTGAATGACAAGGTTTGCTACTTGCATGGATTAATCTCTGTTGAGCTATTTGTGTTGTATTGACTGACTAGATTGCGCGAGCATGAAGGCTTTGAATTGCCCGACCACTTTCTTTTGAATCACATCGCGATCAAGTTGATGAGATGGATGATTTATAGGATCGCCATATGGTGCTGGACACTCAGGTTTGGATGCCTCATGAAGGCTTGCGATGTACTGCGCGGACATCTCGCGCAATACAGCAAACTCCCAAGGCGCAAGCGTGACGCAGCAACCTTCTTGCCAAGCCCTGAGTTCAAGCGCACTTAACCTTGCGGGTCCCATTGCACCTGACCCCACAAGCCCAATATCCTGCCAGTAGCGAAGCAGGTACGAGACTTCACCCACCTCTGGCAAGAGAGGTTCACCGCCCTGAGCGATGATTTGCTCGGCGCGATTAAGCTGCGGGTCAGATTCTCGTCGGGGAGTTTTTTCTTGAGGAGTGGCGTGCATCCAGCCCAATTGGCGGGCATACAGGATTAGGGCTTCTCGCCAACCCCAAAGAAGTTTCCCGCATCCCCTACAAAGGTGCGCACCTGGTCCGCGACGTATTTGAGCTTAGGCTCACGGTAAATCGCATCGATTCCGCCAGGAAAGGGGAAGTTCTCGATTCGCTCGGTAATGGCCACCAGGAATTTGGCATCTGCGTCTTTATCCTCAGCTTCCTTTTTGCCTTTATTGCCGATGGCGGCCATCACACGCTTAGCCGCCTCCTTTTGCATTGCCTCATTGGCTTTCGTAAAGCGAGCGGTAGCGGGCCCATGGACATGTACGCGCACAGGACTGCCTTGGTAGAGCATGGGCTCGCCATTGGGCAGATCAAGCTCCACCACAGACGTTTCAGCCAGAAAGAAGCTTGAAAAATCTTGCGTTTTATTCATTTGTGTTCCTTCTCGAGATTTGAGGACAGACATTAAGCAAAGAGATCCTCAACGATGCCCGCACCGTTGGCGCTCGTCGTTAACTCAAGCGAGCATGAGGCAGTCGTGATGTTGTCCACGGATCCGATATTGACTTTCCAGGACATGACTTTGGCCTGAAAGAAATACTTGTCGCCATTCTGTGTTTCAACACGAAACGTGTAGTTGTTGTCCGAAAGGCTTGCCGCTTTCATAAGGATTTGACCGGCATCATCGGTATCCAGGCCAATTGAGAGCGTAATAGAGCCCTCGTTAAATGAGCCTTTGAACTTTTGTGTTCCACGTGATCCCACTGGCTGGTGGGTCACAAGCGAATACTCGCGACCAAATTCACCCAGATCGGTGATCTCGCCGACCGGGGTGTAGGTGAGGGCCCCATATCCTGTTACATCAAAGGAGGCAGGGGTGGCCGCGGATACTTTAAAAATGGTTCCCGCACTGGTACGAACTGTCATGATGATTTCCTCATAAAAAAAATACCCACAAATTTGTGGGTTAGAAATAAAAATGCCCGCCACCAGTCGCCTGGGCGGGCACGACTCACCTGCGCGCAGCAGTATTAGTCTGTGGAAAATTCCACGAAATTTAATAAGTAGTCGTAGGGTTGAGTCCAGACGCCTGCATCGGTGTCTTTATCGACCGGCCCCATCAAGTCGAGTCGACAGGAGATGACCTTTTGATCCACCACAATGGTTTGGTGCTTAAAGTCAAGCGCGGCACGCACTGCTTCATGGATGGCTTTGACTTCGCCAATGGTTGTGGCCAATGGGTTGATCTGTATTCTGGCAAGTGCTCGCTGCTCGCCCACTTGGTAATTCAAATTAGGGGTGGGCTTGCTGTCGATAACGGTGTAAACAAGCGCCGGCATCGAGGTGTTGGGTGGCAGTTGCGCAAGCGCCCTGCGGGTACCCACCAGCGCAACAATGGCGGGGGTGTTGAGCATGGTGGCAATAATTAACTCTGCACTGATGGAGCGGGTACTTCTGGCTGGGGTACTCATGGATTTAACTTATTAATTTCTTTCGGTAATCGAGTTCGGATGTAATCGGCAAAGGCAAGAATGGCTCGGTCGCTACTTGAATCAAAGGCGCTTCGCATAAACGATTGTGGTTTGATGCCAGGGTGAACAATCACATCTCGCATGACGCCCGCAAAAAATAGACTTTTTTTGTTCTTAGGCCTGATCTCGTAGGGTTGTTTCTTAGACTTTGAACCTGTGCCCGTGTAATAACTACCCGTTCCAAACTCAATGAGGTGCGCGTACCAAGCCTCTTTGTTGCCTGCGATCAGATTGGCTCTGACCCATCCGTATTTCTTTTCACTCTTGCGAACAAAGCGGATTCGCACGCTCTTGAGCAACGCACCGGTGCGGATATTATCATTTGCAACAAGCGTTTTTTTAACCGTTGAGGCTATAACCGTTTGACCTGCGCGCATGGCTCCACGCACGACATTGCCCTCAATTTTTGCGGGCAGGGTCTTCAGTAGTTCATCCAATTCCTTAAGACCAAGCACATTAACTGTTGATTCTGTTGCCATTTACTCGCTCCTCATTTACACGCACCTGTGAACTGGACTCAATTTGCCTCTAAACCTTCCGAGGCCAAAAGCGTAATCAGCACGTTGCTCTCATCTTCATTAAGGGCTGCGTGAATGTTAAAAATGCGCTCTTTATAGATCGCCCGAAAAGTTGCGACTTTCCGTGTATCGACAAGTGTCGGGTGATAGCGCACCGTAATCTGGTGCGTGACTTCACTTGATAGTTGCTGCGCGCTTTGAAGTTCTCGACCCGTTAAGGGCTCAATCGATGCCCAGACGGTCATGAGCGTGTTCCATCCGGGAACAAGCGCACCGTAGGGATCGAGCTCTGTATTAGGACTTTTAATCGTGACGCGACAGTTGAGCTGCCCGGCACTTAAAATGCTCATATGAAAGGCACCTTATATGGATCGAGTAATCCATCGATAAAGGGCAGTGGATCAACGCGTCCGCGATTGATGACGGCGATCTCTTCGCGATGGGCATATAAGCTGCCGACTCTGATTTTGATCCAACTCTTAATGCCTTCGGGAACATCTTGTGGTGATCCGTAGCCTGCGTCAAAGGTTACGTTCACTGCACCAATTTGCGGCAGGCTTACGGGCCAGATCTGACCAAATACGGGAGTGACTCGCGCCGGTTCACACGCCGCATCCAGGACGTAATGGGCAGGAGACACGGTTTGCATAACCCCATTCATATCCAGATACTGAATGGCAGTTATCGTCTGAACAGGGCACTTGAACAGCAGAATCGCGTGATTTGGTAATGAAAAATTACTTTCACTCGAGCAGGCCATGCCCTCTTGACCGGCAAAGCGATCGAGGACCATTTTCCAGCGGGCAGTGATGAACTGCCGGCCAGTGATGGTCTGAGCCGCTTGCCGGGCTGCAGAGATGAGCGCCAGAATCAGTGCATCATCTTCATCAAAATCCACCCGCAGATGTAGCTTTGCCTCGGCGAGCGTGACAGGCTCATCAATAGGTGGGGTGACAAGTTGCAAGGGCATGGGTTATTTAGAGCACCTGAATTACATCGGCCGAATTAGCAGCATCCGCGGGTGCGTAAAGGGGATTGACGCCCAGAAGCTGAGCACTAATTTGGGATGCGGCTACAGCTACAGTGACCGCCAGGCGTACAAATCCATAGTCGTTAGACAAGTCAAAGTCGGAAGGGTGAAAGTTCACCAATACCTGCTTGTTTTCTCCGGTTGCCTTGACGATTTGAGTGATGGATTTACCTACAACGTCTTTGGCACCTGTGCCGGATGCGTCTTTGGCTTGCTGTAACTTCGCGTCAACGGTAGCGTTGGTGCCAAGTGTGCCCGTTTGCACGATCGCTAAAAGATCGTGAAACGCAGCCATAGAGATCCACTCCGTGGTTGCCGTTCCTGCCGCTTGCGAGGCTGGGTCAATGGTGGCGAGCACTGCGAGCAGTTCGCTGCCTTTTGCATTTGGATACATTTATTAACTCCGAATTTAAATTGTGAGGATTTGCTTGAGTGCATTTGCGCGCAGATTAGCGAGCACCAAGCTGGATAAAGGGCGAGAGCGTGGCGCTTCCCTTAGCTGGTGCCATCGGGGCCGCGATCTTTGACTGACCATCCATACGGAACGTCGTACGGAATGCTGTCAGGTCCGCATCGAAGTACAGATGCATCGAGGTCGCAGTCTGTAAGCCACCCGCTTTGGTGATCGTCTGGTAGTAGGAGAGATCGGCAAGCAGAACATCGCCCTGACCAGAGAAGGTATTAGCGTGTTGAGAGACAAATACTGGGCGACCGAGCAACGTGCCATAGGGCGAGACTTGGATGCTACCGACATTCAAGCCCGTAGGCAGGTAGATCGGGTAGTTGCCAAGGGTGAGCGTAAAGAGCGCGGGCAACACATCGTTATTAACGATCCACACCGCCTTTGCAAAAGATGCGGGAGGCAGGCGCGAGATCATCTTGGCCAAGTTCTGGGCAAGAAGCGTCTGAGTGGCTTGACCCGACTCCTTGGCTACGGTGACCGTTGTTGCACTTCCCATGCAACCGACAGGCACGCCAGTTCCCGAGCCAAAGAGAATCGATTCGTTGGTTTTCCAGCGAATGGAGGTTGCGATCTTGTCTGGCAAGTAGGTTGAAAGCGCATTGGTGTCATCCAGCAACTCATCGGTGACCGGTACCAGGGCCATGAGTTTTTTCAGGCGCAGGGTTGAGAGCCCGAGAACTGGCTTAGTACTTACAGCCGGCGTTGCTTCACCTTGCCAGTAGGCACGAATACCGTTGCTGCCCCAAGGAGTAGTTTCATCCTTCGGGAAAGCCATGGTGTTGCCGGTAATCTCTACGTTATCGGTCAGCGGCAAAAGGGAGTCTTCACCAAGCGAGAGCTGGAAAATTTCCTGTGCAAACTGGGGAGGCACGAGAAATCCACCATCTTGAGCGGAACCTTCGTTACCGAAGTTTGATGCGCTTGCAGCACCGCGGCCAGATCCAATTAAAAGGCGCTCATCAATCGAGCTGCTGGGCTTTTGTGCCTGGCAGACCGTTTTAAGAAACTCGCCCACACTCTTAAAGCCGTGTTTGGGATCCGATGCGAGATTATCAATCACGGTGATGACTGAGGAACTAGCCAGCTGAGAGGAGTGGTTCAGGTGTGCTTCTTCTGCGATGAGAGAGGCTTCACGATCGATGGCAGCAGAGCTTGCCTCGATTTTTTCCTTTAATACTTCAAAAGCACTGACTTCATCTGCATTCATGTCGCGATCTTCTGCGGCTGCGATATCAGTTAGTGTGCGGGCATCTTTAACGAGGGATGCTTTGCGAGCCTGAAGCTCTCGTAATTGCTTACTCATGGATATTTCTCCTGAAATAAAAAAAACCGCCTTGGTCAACATGACTAAAGGCGGTGATAGGGGTGCGATCAATGGATCGTGGTGGTGTGGCACAGACCTCTTAGGAGGTCGTTTTGTTACAAATCTTGGGCTAAAAATTCAGTATTGGACTGATTTAGTTGTTGTACAATACTTCTGTACAAACAAAAGGTGATCCCAATGACCATAGAAACTACCTACAGCCAAGCGCGTGAGCAGCTCAAAGCGCTGATGGACAAAGCCACTGAAGATCGTGAAGTCATCGTGGTGCGCCGACGTACAGGTGGTGATGTGGCAATGATCGCTGCTGACGAGCTCGAAAGCTTAGTTGAAACTGCGCATTTGTTACGTTCATCTAAAAATGCCGAACGATTACTTACCGCGCTTACCCGTGCTCGTTCAGACTCAGTCAAACCCATCGCATTATCTGATTTACAAAATCGAGTAGGCATAGATGCGTAAGGCTGAGCGTTTAGCCGTCTGTCACCCAGAATTTTTAGAAGACCTAGATTACTGGGTGCAGACTGATCGACGCACAGCCAAAAGGCTACTAGAGTTAATGCGCGCTATTTTGAAAGATCCATTTGATGGGATTGGTAAACCGGAGCCGCTGAAATACTTGGGAGCGGATGTCTGGTCGCGTCGAATTACGCAGGAACATCGATGTGTGTATCTTGTTAAAGCGGATCGCATCGATTTTTTGCAAGGACGCTACCACTATTAATTAGATCAATGCGAGTGCATTACGCGCCCGCTTTAGTTGAGACTGATTGCTAAGGGTATTGCCTCGAACATTGGCTTGCATCTTGGCAAGCAACTCATCAAAGGTTGCGATACCGTCCACCATGTTCTGAGCAAGCGCTGCTTGTGCACCCAGAATGCGGCCTTCGCCCATACCCGTTTGAACGTCCTGAGCAGATACCCCACGCCCGACGCTGACCGCTTGAACGAAAGCGTTGTAATAGTCATCGACGCGGGATTGCATAAAGGCTTGCGCTTGCTCATCGAGCGGCACATACGGATTACCTTCAACCTTGAACTTGCCCGCAGAGATAAGAGTGGGTTTAACGCCATCCTCTTCAAACGCCTTTGAGTAATCAAAATGGGCTTGCCACACACCAATTGAGCCCACTTCGCCCCCGGGAGTCACATAAAACTCGCTTGCTGAGCACCCAATCCAATAAGCGGCAGAGGCTGCAAGGCTATTGGCCATTGCAATAATGGGTTTTTGCTCTCTTGCCTGGATGATTTCGTTGGCGAGTTCACTTACGCCATAGACGCTTCCACCTGGACTATCGATGTCGATCAGGATTTGGCCGACCGAACTATCTGCAAGTAATTGCTGAAGCGCCGTACAAAATTGCTGCGTGCTCGTGCAACCCGGACCCGATATGTCATCAACCATGTTTGCTCGTTGCGTGATCACTCCATAGAGTGGGAGCACCGCAATGCTTGAGCCAGAGTTTGCTGCGGCCATCTGTTTACGGGTATCGCGAATTACGCGATCGGCATTAATTTGAAACATGGTTTTCTCACTTGCCGCCTCTCCTGCAGACCAGCGCGTCAAGATTCCTGTCATAGCTTGCAGTCGTTCGGGCATCAGTGCCCAGGGTGTAGTTAAAAACTCGGAAATCAGTAGTTGTTTGTTCATCGGTTCAGTCCAAATTGAATAAGAGAATCTGTCAGGGGTTTTTCTAGGAGTGGGCGCGCTTGTTGCTCTGCCCAAGTCTCGACGTAAGCGGTATCAAATCCAAACGATTGAGCAATGAGTTCTATCTCTTTAATGCCCATCGAACCCTTTTTTGCAATACGACGAGCCAGGCGGCTGGATGTTGACTGCACCAGCATGCGAAATCGTAAGCTAAGCTCGTGATCAACAGGGGCAGAAGGCAGTTTCGTGTCGTCTGCCGGTTCTGTGTCACTGCCAGGCACTTGGCCATCCTCTTGCACTAGCTCTTGCTCTTTCTCCGCCTCTTCGGCATCCTCTTCTTCGACCATGTTTAAGGGGCGAAGTGGTTGATCGAGTCCTTGTAGTGGGTTGAGGTTTTCGGAAACTCGCGCTTCGTTACGGGTCATCCATCCGTTTTGAATACCGCTCTGGTAGTAGGCCGAGCGACTCGCTGCATCGCCTCGCATGAGGTTGGCAAAATCAAACTCAATCTCGAGTTGGTCATCCTCGAGCATGAGATCAGACTCAATTGATGCCTCCCAGCGCTCGGCCCAGGGCGTCATGGTGTGCATGACAACTCCAGACTTTGCTGCTCAATATTG